CGCTTGTAACGGACGACCTGACGAAAAATTTGATGCGGTACTTGCGCTTCAAAATGTCAGGATTTGGTGGCCAGTACACAAGGTCCGTTAAACCTCATGTACTCTCCCTCATTCCGGGTCTGCCTCCCGGATGTTGGGTCGCCGTGCGGTGTCGTTTAACCACCAAACGGCGGACACAGGTTGTGCATAACAACCTGGTTACCTTAGCGCTTGAAGAGCCGCAGCGATCACACTCGCCGCAGCTCCCGCCACAGGGTTTACGGTCGCGGCAACTGGCGCGGCGACCGACATGAAGTCGGCCGCACGATCCACCCAGGTGACGGCCTTTAGGCCAGCCACCTGGGAGATTGCCTTGTCGACGATGTCACGAGAACCAATTTGCACAGCCCGTTGTCCAGACGGCACAGGAATGGTCGGGCCTTGTTGACTCGCAATGGCCGGCGTACCCTCCAAATGGTAAACGTACTCAACGTCGAAAATGTTACCGGTTGAAGCAGGGAGACCCTCGAAGTAAAAGTTGACACCGCAACCACCGCCCATGTCGGTCTGGTCAGCTGACCCGGCCGACCCGGCTGTGATTGCTCCGCCAGTCGAGGAAAAGGCAGCAGCGGAAGCGCCCTCTCCGATAAACAGAGAAGCACCTGATTGCGCGCCAATGTTCAACTGTGCGGACTTGAACTCGAAGAACTTCGGGTGCACCACTGGGCACCCCACCTCTAATGACCCGTTAAACAGGTCGGTAACCGTACACTCCATGGAACATGGTAAGTTCAGCTGGGTACCACTAAACAGTGCGTTGTCAGGCAAGCCAACTGTCCAGTAGGCAAAATCCTGCGATCCGAGCGCCACAGTGTCCAACACATTCTCACTAGGATGTTTATTACTAGTTGGAATTAAGGACATAATGCAGCGCCCAGTCGCAGTGACTGCCGGCTGTAAGTTGGAAATTTTGACACCCCAGCTCGCCACCCGATAAGTCGAGAACATGTTACTCAGGTTGAATCCGGACGTGGCCTTGGAAGCAAAGCCATTCGCAGCAAACGCGGTCTGCGAATTCACGGAATATGTACCCAAGAAAGATGCGCTTGACAAAATCGGGTTTGGCAAGAACAACCGATGTGCTCGCCCAAGCGAGTCGGAACCTATAGTCATCCTACCCTGAAGCTTGGCCGTTGTAGTCGGCCAGGAATACGGGTCAGGAACCCGTATCCCATTTGCGTCTGGACCGAAAGGATGTTTCAGTGCGGACACGAATTTGGGTAAGGCGGAACCTCTCGAAAGGGAGCGAATCGGATCCATGTGGGAACCAAACGCGTGGGCATCCTCCGCCGCTTTAGATTCCTCGACACCTGATAGATGTGTTGCAAGCTTAGCTACAGAAGCCAAGGCCAACTTGCGAGCCTTAGTCTTCTTAGAATTCTTTCGTTGAATTTTCATGTTGGGTTGGTTTTCAAACATAACGATCCCTAGCGACCGTCGATTCCCTCGTGCCCAGCCTTTATGGATGTCAGTGACGAACAACACTTCCTTAAAACACAATTCGACTCCTTCGTGGCGCAAACCGGGGGCACAACTCCCCAGCCCGCGACAGCCCATCTATCTGGCACATACCAGTCCGTCAGGGATAACCCAGAATCATTGTCAGTAGTGTCGATCTCGCAGTGTAGTCACAGTCTTTAAACTAAGATATCAGTACCACTGGGAGTTCTCAAACACACGTCATTAATGATAATGGACCTACCGGTTTTGGGTAAAGTCTACTCGTGAAATAAGTGATGAGTTGCCAAAGAGTCCTTCAGGAATGGACGACGAAGGCACTGTTTAAACGAAATGCATCCGCGAACAAGCAATCATCTATCACCACAACATTTTCTCTGTCGGCTGTGGATACCGATGGGCCAGGACTTGACCCATGGTTCTTTAGCGACTACCAATAAAAGTCGACCAGGCGGCTAGTTGCCGCCTGGAGTTTTGTGGTACTCCAAGACGAGGCCTCTGCCCGCCTTGTAGTACCCCCGAGGAGATAGGAAGAATTGGTGGTCTTCGCCAGGCGATGTTAACTCGAATTCCATGCTTATGTCCACCCTCTTTAAGGCACCTGCGGCTGTCTGTGTAACTTCGCGGTGTTTGCTCCCCATAGTTAACCGAAAACCTAGAACTTTATGCTCACTAGTTGACATGTCAAAAACGGGAATGGCAACCGGGTTAATCTCGATTGCCTTACCACCTGCTACTAACACTAGAGTGTCCCTTCCTTTGATGCGTTTTACAAACACGTCAGTATCGTCTCGGAACACCCTAAGCCACTCAGCCGTTCCCCAATCGCTCTTTGAGGCATCAGCCCCCAGACCAAAATCACCCTTAATGGCCAGGCGTGAGCCCCGTGCCGAGTCGAGCAAAATCGGAACGTTGTCCAAATTCGCCGCCCAGTACGTGGCCAACTCCGATGGCACTCGGTGTGTTGGGTCGTCAGCAATGAGGTTCAGCGGTTGCGCCTCTCCTTTTGTCTCCTCAGCCCCACCCTGAATATCTGTCTTCACCATGTCCTCGCAATGTGAGACAGAAAGTGCTGGTACCTCACCGTCGGCCAGGGTGGTAGCCGCGGCGAGAGTAGTGGTTGAATGGTCCTTGTGCTTATGCCCAATAGCACATGATAATGTCTTGAACAACAATGAGCCATCATCCAAGGTTACTAATCGGGACACACGTTTCGTTCGCTCTACCTCAGGTATTCGCGTACGTACCACTTCGATGCCTCCCTCAAAATACATGAGGTACTCATCATAAGGTGTGGTTGACGGTGTCTTCGGTTCACCAAAGAACAGCGACTCTTCAGTGGCACAGTCTTCGTCCACGCCGGCTAGACTGCTAGGATCCAGCTGGCATAAAGGAAAACTTAGGAAGGCATCAGGGCTTCTGGCTTGGACTAACGCCAGCATAAACGCCCCTCGATCGAAGTCAGGTAGTTCATAGTCAACGTAGTCCAACATCCAACTTGCAGAATCGTTAGGATACTGCTCGTTTTCAGCGTACGCGCGAACCCACCATGAAGCGTCTTCACTAAATGAAGCTTCTAACCCCTTTCTGATATCCCCCCTCCACGGTCGATCTTTGACCCTCTCACATGCCCCGAGGAAAAGTTTGCAAAATGATCCAATCACAGGCGTATTGCCGTCAGACAGGACCACTGCGCGACTTTTCTCGACAAGCTTAGCTAAAGGCGTCGTTCCAACCAGGCTTACAGTGCAATGAAACTTACTCACTGTTCGCCTAATGTCACATACACTCGTCGGGTCGCCGGACCAAACGTCCGGACCATATTGCCTCGCGAGGAAATTCACACCAAAGCCCCTTATGCCCGAGCGTACACTGTCACGATCAACAGTTTCGCCTGTAGCAGAGTGACCTAACCACTCAGAGACCTTAGCGTAATCACCCTCAACCCCGTCACCGATGAGACTATCATCACCACCGACAATCACCTTATCCAGCACCTTCTGCCAAGCTTCGCGGTGCGATAATCGCGCCTTGCGAAATGACAAGTAGCACTGGAATAGGTTATGCAGAGTGTTGAAAGCTGAAGTCTCAGGGGATCCGGACAATCGAGAGTCCCCGGAGTTATAGGTAACCCCGTGCTTCGTGACACCGAAACAAAACGTCTGGGAGTTGAGCCAATGGTCCAATTGGGCATGATATTCAACCCGAAAGAACCTAAGCACAACTGCTTGTTCCAGCAACCGTCCCAATGAGGAAACGTGACCGTCCATCCTTGACATGTCACCTAGGAAGACCTTCTCTGAGGAGCTGCATATATTAGCAACTCGACGCGCTATCTTCTTCGGAGATTGTCCAAAAGCATACCACGGTGATCCCTTCAACACCCCGTCTGAGAACGCATACATAAACCGAGAATACTCCAGTTTAGCAGGTCCTTCGACAGTTGAGATGTTTCTAGGGTCCGCAAGCTTTTGTCCAGCCTCACGTTTCTGAAACGCGTTCACGATCCGGCGCTTAGTTGCTTCCCACCCAGTTAGGTCGACTGCTTCGAGTATTCTACGCTGAGCAGGGCGAGCCTGCCTCTCGTAGACCTCATCGTGGTCAACCGGTACACCCTCGTGCGGTTTCGGGACTATCTCTACAACAAAGTCCCTCATGCATTCGAGCATAAACTTGGATGGAACAATTCGCGCTTCAGAGCGTGATGCAGGTATTGTCAACCTTGCCCTTATGGTTCGTTCGTCGTTGCTAGCTGAGTCAACTGGGGAGGAACAACCACCCGCCCAGATAGGCGACATGAAGGGGATCAGAGTCCTATTCCAATCAATTGGATCTGGCCTCTTGCTGAACTCGTAATGTGTTACACTGAGTTCTACCGGGTAAACCCTAACCTCACTCATTCCCGCGCTCTCATTGAAATAAGCGCAAAGAATCTGAGCGTTATCACGCGACTTATCACCACGTGGTAGGAAGGATTCAACCTGGGACGATGTTAGTCCCACCTTCTTCGCCTTTGCCCGGCTAGACACCGCCGAAAGGACACCAAACGTCGCCCTGTCGACCTCACAGCTCGTGGGATTTCCACGCGCTGAGATTGAGACGGTCACGCGTCCGCTGCGTATAGTCTCTAAATATTGGTACTTGCCACAAGGTGTAGTGGTATCCACTACCTCAAGGGTTTTCCCTGCGTTTAGAGAAGCACAGTAGGCGCTCAGACCAAAACTAATGTGAGACAGTTCCAAGAAGATCAGCTGGCGATGGGGCGACAACGTCCTCCTCTCAACCAAATACACGACGTTCACGTATTTGGGAAAGAAAGACCACATACCATTGGCGTCGTAGTGGGTCCAGCCATTGACGTGTAACACGTCCATGCTGTAATTCCACAACGAATGCCGGTAGTGCGCACCCCCTGCCATGTCCATAACCAACTCTTTTCCGTCAAGGTAGAAATGGCCATCACCTGTAACCCCGCAAGTAGCCTCCGGGACAACCCCGTAAATCAATATGTGACCACGGTGGTTCAACAGGTAATTTGGCATATCAACCCAATAGTCTTGGTCAACGAACACAGCCATCGATCGACAATCGTAAGCATCGTTTGTTGCCACTGAGGTAAGGTCTTTGTCCGTCTCTATTGTGTGACTACCCTTGAACCCACGTTTGTGGGCGTTTCCGGATTTACGCACAAAGAAACATTCTCGACCAACCAATAGTGACAGCTCATTAGCAAACTCCGTCACAGCGTTGCGCTCACGCGCGCTGCTTGGATGGGTGTGATTCGTAAGCTCGTCTCTCAGGGTGAACGGTAGGTCTGCAAAACTGCCGCGCGCGAATGAACCCATGGTCCTCGGTGCGGTGAGCAAGACTTTGACACGACATAGCTCTAAAAGAACCTTTACGTGTTTCCTTACAACCTGACTAGCGACTAGACGTTTCGTCACGCACCACACAGCATAAGCTGATGCAGTGCCCAGCGCCAGTTTAGAACTGGCTCGCGCCACGGACTTGAAAAGCGTGGCAATGGTGTTTAAAACACCCACAGACAACCTCGACTGCCTGTCTCGGATTGCGATTACCGAGCCCGCCATCATGTTGACGGATTGCTTAGCATTAGCAGCAAAGCTGCGGAGAAGGCTGTATAAGCCTTGGACATGATCTCCCATCCAGCATCGATGGGCTACTGTCCGTGCACTGAGTTCACGCAAAGCCAGAAGTATACTATTCCAACAGTGCGCGACGGCCGACACAACCAGGTGGTTTTCCTGGCTGGCCTGTGCGGTGGCCGCGGGGTATGATTCCG